TCAGTATTCAAAATCAAGATCGAGTTCGATCTCGCTGGTGGACTCGAACTCTTTTGGCTTAACGACGCGGCGACCCATCAGCACGCCCGACTCGGTAAACACACCGAACTCGCGCAGGACGTTGTCTGCAGCCAGGATTCCGCCCATGTTGCCCCTGACTGTCAGCACAGCGCCTACCACAATGTTGGTCACTGGAACGCGGGCGAACTCAACCACGAGGGCCACGTCCTCGTCCGGCGAATACGCCTTGCTACCCGACCCGAAGGCCATCCAGGCGGCTTTGGAAATTGCTGCACCAGTTGCGGCGCTAACCGCGACCTGGTGCCGATAGGCCAGCGTGGTCGGTGTGGCAGTCGGATTGCTCATAGCGGTTCCTGGGTCGTAATGCCGTTGTGTTTAACGCGCAAAGTGGCGCGGAATCTGATGTTTGGTCCGCCCAGTTCGCCGCCCAGCAGCCAGGTGCCGTCGAGGCGATGCAGGCCAACGCGGTCGAGCTGGGCATCGGCAAGGCTTCGGCCTTCATCCATCGGCCAACCCTGAAGTGTTTGGGTGTCCAGAGCCCAGCGGCCATCCAGCGCACGAAAGCGATCGCCTAAGAGGACCGGTCCAGAAGCACGCGGGCCACCCATGGCCATGACGGCACGCAACTTGATCTTTTGATGGGTGGTGATGTGACTGTTGTCCAGGGTCGCGCCGGTCGGCGTATGCCCATTGAGTGACCGCCCATCAAGGGACCAACCACCGTCGAGCAAGACATCGGCATATCCGCCGTTGAGTTTCCAGCAGCCATCCAGCGTGCGGCGCGCTGCAGGCTGGAAGCGCTGGCACTTGGAGTACTTCAAGCGCAGGCGCGCGGCCATCGACTTGATGGTGATTCGTGAATCGAACTTTGCCTGTAGCGCAATGATGATGCCGACCAGCTCGTCACGCGCTGGTGCGTAGGCCTCTGCGACCTGGCGAATGCGTTTCTGTTGGTCGCGAGACCAGTCGCCCTCGGACGCGTTGAGGCGGATCGCGTACTGGGCCCAGTGGCTCATGGCGATGCGCTTCATGACCTGCCCATTGATGCCAGTAGCAGGCGGGGTGAGGCTGATACTGCCATCGAGCAGCCAGGTGCCGTCGAGGGTTTTGCCACCAGCAGCCATCCATTCGGCCTGGTAAGTCTTCTGCTCGATCAGCTCAAGGACCGGATAACCGATGGTGGCCAGCGCCTGCTTGACTGCCCAGGGCGTGCCTTTATAGCGGTGCAACATGATCGCGGTCTTGATCAGCGCTCGCCGGTCATCGTCGGATCTGGCGACCGGCCAAGTAGCCTCTTCCAGCATGGAAAACTGCTCGGCAAGGACCGGCAGCAGCGAAGGCGGCACCAGGTCTACCAGGTAGACGAGCATCGGGTCGAGATCGAGGCGCTGCATGTTCTCGTTGAGGAGATCATTCAGCCAAACGAACCGCTCATCACCGGCCAGCGCTGGGGGTAGCTGTTGATCAGCCATTGGACGTCCCTCCATCGATCAACTGGATCGAGGAACAGACCGCCCATTCGTTGCCCAGCAATTCACGCGGAACCGCTGGCTGCTCGACAAAGGCCCGATACACACCGGCCACTTGAAGCCGTGCGATCAGCTGCTCAGGGACGATATCGACACCTAAACCGACACTCAGCTCAAGCGCGTATGTTTCGGCGGCAGCTTGAACTCGCGCCATAGTAGTGAAGCGATCGGCACTGTTGAAGAAGACGATGCGAGCGCTGATCGAGTAATCAACCTGCACCGGGGGCAGCGCATGCACGGTGTCACAGAGGGGCCGCACCTTCTCGCCACTCACCAAGGTCAGTACGCGCTGTAGCAGATCGGCGGTCGGCAATCCGCTGGTGGTCAGCGGGAACAACGCGACATGGCCCGGTTGCTGGCCTTCAGCTGGGCCATGCACCGCCACATCTTTAATCGACTGATGCACGGCCATGGCGTGATAACGATACGCCCCACGGCTGCCAGCATTGGAGTAAGCCTCAGGGGCGAGAATGATGCGCTCACGGTAGCGATCGTCGCCCTCATCCTCGGCACCGTCATAGCTCACCGTGATGTTGGTGGCCAGCAGACCGGCGAACGGTGGATTGGCGATGACGCTGATCTGCCCGATCGCCCAACCATTACCGGCTTCGCCGACCGTACTGCAGGTCGCAGTGACGGTGACTTGAGCCTGGCCAGCAGGGATCAGCACGTCTTCATCAGTGGCGAATGCCAGCTTGGCGTCCTGAGTGGCCACTCGTGTACCGACAGGGATCAGCATCGGCTGAGTTGCAGGCAGCGCAATGGTGAAGCGCACCGTGCAACGAGCCGCTATCGCCAACAATCGAGGGGTCGCGACCAGCTCACCCAGGTAATCCAGAATCGGGCCGTTGCTGTGCCGCACCAATAGCTGCTCACCAGCATTCTGAATGGACATCTGCAGGCCGGTGGTGGCGTAAGCAATCTGGTCAATGAAAAGACGTTCGATCTGCGCCGGATACAGGGTTTTGCCCGACTTCTCTTCATACCGCGCAATCAGATCCGCTTCGGTGGCGGCAGGATCGATCACGACGAATATTGGCTTAGGCAGCTCGCGCATACGGCACCTCCGTCAACTGAGGCACACCGTCTGCGACCCGCCATACAACCGTCAGCGTGACCTGGGCGGCTTCAATGGCTGGATTGACCCGCACCACTGTCACCCGAGTTTCCCAAAGGCGAATAGCGTCCACGGCCTCGCGCACCAGATGCGGCACAACCCGATTAACAGGCCAGTCGATATAGAGGTGGATGTCACTGCCAAAGGTCGGGCGGTGTGGGTCGCTGCCCTTGGGCGTCGTGAGGATGATGCGAATAGCCTGGTCAATATCACGCAGGCCTTCCACGACCGCACCGGCAGTGCCAAGTGCTGGCTGCCAGTGGGCTGCGGTGATGCTGGTATAGGAGATAGGCGTCGTCATGCGCCCATATTGAGGAGGTGCGCGCCTGCTAGCTTTTAATCTGGTTTAAAGCTTCCCGTGCAGGCCGGTCAGCCGAACATCCTTCTATATATATATATAGGGTGATCAGTGACTATGGTGATTCGAGTTGCCGCCACCATCCATCACGGTGCCGCCCGCATTGACGTTACCGCCGACCTCCACATTGCCGCTCACCGTGAGGTTGCCATTCAACTGCACCTCAGGAACGTCCAGGGTGGCCGATGGAGCCTTGACCGACACCGGCTCACCGCATTCGACGCTCAGATTCTTGGCGCACTTGAGCGTGGTGGCTCCGACACAATCCAGCGCCATCACATGGGCCGCACGGTCATAGGTCAGGGTTGTGCCGTCACTGAACCGCACATAGTCAGTGTCTTCATCGACGACTGGTGGCGGCTCAGCGGTGGAATAGATGCCTCCCAGGTAAACACCGCCGACGCCATCGGCATCGAGCAGTACCGCCACCTGCTCATTTAGCTCAGGCATCAACGGACGGCGCTGGGTGCCCTGGGTGTTGCGCTGCGGCACGTGCAGCCAATAGCTCTCAACGCCGTCACGGTCATCCAGGCGCACACGGATCCGGCAAGCCTTGTGATCCACCGCGCTCACTTCGCCGTATTCCAGTTCAACGCCCATGGAAAAGGCCTCCTGCTGCCGTGAGGTTATGCAAGGGCACCATCCTGTTGAAAGCCATAGGTCGACAGCGCTAGATCAGGCTTGGAGGCATTGAATGACAGTGATATGGAGATCGCGGACACACGGCAGAGGCTCAGCTCGACCGTGTAGCCACCGCCACGGGTAATCCGGTGCTGCGCAGACAGGATCAGATAGTTGCCGCCCATCTTTCCCGCCGCGACCAGGGTGACGACGTTGCCACTGACCAGATTTGGCTGACCCATCATCGACCAGTTGCCCGTCGTGCGCTCCCTGTTTGATTTAGCCAGGTCAGCTTTGGCCTTTGCCTTGGATTCCTCTTCAGAGGCCGAACGCTTGCGCTGTTTCTTGGTGTCGGCACTGGTGGTCGCGCCACTGCTACTGCTCGGCACCGCCACGGTCTCGCCGTTTTGAATGTCGTAAGAGATTAGCTTCTTACTGGCCGGATCCTTGTGCTTGACCGACACCTTCTCCGGCACGGTCCTGATCTGGTCTCGCAAGCGTACGCCACTGAGGTCTTTCAGCATCAACTGGGCGACCGGCTTGCCCTTGGCCAGCTCGCTGATGGCGTGAAACACCAGGCGCGAGCCGGTCACTTTAAAGGCGTAGTCATATTCATCTGCCAAGTTGCGCAGGAACTCCAGATCGGACTCCTGCTGTGTCAGGCGATCCAGCTTGATCGGCTCGATGCTGCCCACCAGAGTCAGGCCTAGGCGACCAGCGACCTCCTGAGCCACGGCGGCAAGCGTGGTGTTCTCGTAGGCCTTGTGCTCGGTGGTGCGCAGCGCCGTGTTGATGCCTGTTGCGATCGCCCTGATGCCGACCGTGGCCGGGGCAGAACTGAAGTCCACTTCGTCAATCTCCAGGCGGCTCAGCACGCGCAGCGGCTTGCCGGACCAGCCCAGGGACAGCGCAACCGCGTCACCATGGCCGGGATACCAGGCATCCAACCACTTGCCCTCGGAGTCCTCCAGTTCGATATCCAAGGTGTCAGCCTGGCCTGTCAGGAAGTCCGAGTAGGAGATCGAGGTCATGTGTTTGGTGATGTCGCGGGTGATGTTGCGTTGCTGGTAGGTCAGCACAAAGCGCGCCTCGGGCACTTCTCCTGGTACTAGCGCATCCATGGCGGCAGATCCTCGCTGGATACCACGGGATCAAGTACCGGGATGGCCAGCTTCAAACCAGCGGGCAGCGCCCCGGTAATCGGCACGTGAGGGTTGGCCTCGACGATCGGGTGATAGCGGTGCGCATCTCCGTAGTACTTCCACGACAGTTGGTCCCACCGCTCGCCTTCAGTTGTGACATGGGTCAGGAACATCAGGCTCTCCTGGTGATGACTTGAGCGGCTAGGCCGGTCAGGCGCGTTGAAGCTCCATCGAGCCGGTCGTATGCCTGGGTAATGTAGTTGCCAGAAGTCTCGAATCGATCCGCCACATTGCCCAGATCCAGCGGGCTCAAGCTAGAGCGTGCGCCGCTGACGCTGCCATACAGGCTCTGACCCAACTGGGCGATGTCCTGCCCCTCGCGGATAAAGCTCGCGGCCTCTGTCAGGCCGCCAATCGGACCCAGCGCTCGCTCAGCCAGAGCGGCGAGTTGCGGTGCCTGAGTCAGCAGCGTCATCGGATTGAAATTCTTCACCGCGTCGTAAATGGTTTTCGCCTGCTGGATCATCGTCCCGGCCTGGCGCGCATAGCCCACTACTTGCTGGGTCGCGGTCAGTGCCGGCGCAAGCTTGGAGATTAGCGCCGGCGTCGCGATCTTCGCTGCCGTAGTGGACTGTACCGCCGAATCAATCAGGCCAGCCTTAACGACCTTGGGCGTGAATGGCCCGGCGTATTCGCGCAGACTGACCTGGACGTTCGACGAATAAAGTCGACCGTCAGCCGAGGTCCGGCGAGGCGTGTTGCTGATGTCCGTAATCACGAAAGCGCCAACGTATTCCCCACTGCCCAGGACAAACGCCAGCGGCTCGTGCTTGCTCTTTGCCTCGCGCAGGGTGCGCAGGCGGACCTCGGGGTCGCCCAGCCACGGATGCAGCTGCATGCTGAATTTAAGCTCGTCGAGGCCGTCGCCGATCCACTCCAGGAGTGGCTTGCCCTGGATCAGCAAATGCTCAGCCCAATCGGCAGTGCTGCTCTGTTCCATGCCGGTGATGCCGCTGGCCACTTCGAATTCTATCTTTCCCAATACTGCATACATCAGGTGCGTCCTCCAGCTGGTGGTCCGTAGCTGCGGCGTCCCTGGTCATGCTGGAAGCGCTCCATGAACCTGACGAACTCGGCATAGCTTGTATTCAATGCTTGGGAGACCTGGTTGCCAACGCCTTCACCGCCCGGCACGTTGATGACCGGAGAGAAAGTCACCTGCAGAGGCTGCGCGCCAGCTCCGCCGCCCATGGAGCCCGCACCTGCGTATCCATCAGCGCCCGCCATGTTGGCGCTAGTAAGCGCATTCAGATTAGGAAGGCGCATCGCGACGCCCGTCTGGTCGGCCATGCCCAGTGCTGCCTGGCGAACGAGGCCGGACTGCGAGGCAATACCGATGGCGGCACCTTCGCTGATGTTGGCACCGTAGCCCATGAACACCCGGCTCGGCGACTGGATGCCCAGCGTCTCGGTAAACCAGCCCTTGATCGAAGTGCCAATGCCGACCACGGTTTCCTTCGCACTTTCAAGCTTGGCGCTGATGCCGCTGATCAGGCCGCTGATGATATTGCCGCCGAACTCACTGAACTTGCTAGGCAACTCAACTCCGAAGTAACTCATGACTCCGGCGAAGGCCCGATAAAACAGGCCCAACGGGGAAAAGTTAATAATCAGTCCGGCAATTCCCGCAAATCCCCCGTTAAAGGCAGTCTTTATCTCGCTCCAAAGACCTCCGAAGAAGCCTTTGATGGGCTCCCAATATCGGTAAATAAGATAGGCACCCAGCGCAATAGCGGTAATGGCCAAACCGATGGGGTTCATCAACAGTGCGCGGCCAAGCCAAAGAATGGCCTGTCCTGCGAGCTTCAGGCCGAACAGCAATGTCCCTCCCAGTACTTTGCCGAGCATGAGACCGCCGCGAGCAGCCATCATGAGCGGCGCACCAAACGCCATGCCGATACCACGCAGGAATATGCCGCTGTATCTGAGCGTGGTCATCAGTCCGCCACCCAGCATCTTCAGGCCCGAGATCGCCGGAGCAAACTTGCCCATCTGCCACGCGGCCCGCAGCAGCAGCCATTTGGAGGACATCGACGTGACGGCGGTCGTTGCCGCTGCGAAGGGCGACATCACCAGGTTAGCGCCGTAGGCCACGCCGATGAACGCCAGCTTGGCTGTCAGCAAGCCCGCGACCAGACCGACCACACCCTTCACCAGGGCTGGGTTTTCACCTGCCCAAGTGGCGAATGACTGGACGACTGGCAGAGCTGCCTTAGTTATGTCTACAAGTGCAGGCAACAGGACGCTGCCAACAGTGATGCCCAGTTCCGACAGATTTATCGAGAGCGCCTTCATTTGCTCTCGCGGGCTCTCCATCCGCTTATTCCAATCGCCATCACCGCCCTGGTCGGCGGCGCCAAAACTACCTTTCTGAATATCTGCGCCCTCGTTTCGGTTTGCGATAGCGGGACGAATAAAAGCCAGCGTTTCCTGGTCCGCGAACAATTCACCCAACTTGTATGATTCGTTCAGCCGGGCCAGTGCCGTCTCACGCTCTTTATCATCCTTGAGGGCCATCACTTTCTGAAACTCACCAGCTGCCTTTGGCCCCTTCGTGCTCATGTACTTGGTGATGATTTCGAGCATGGCCTGCATCGGCGTCATACCTTGGCTGACCATGTTTTTCATAGCGTCTTTTAGGTCAATACCTGCGTCTTTGAAACTCTTCAAAGTGTCCTTCGCAGTAATTTTCGACAAAAAGTTTTTAAAGTTGTTGGCCGCCTCGTCGTTGCTACCCGCACCCTTACGCGCAATTTGCAACGATGCACCAATCTCAGCAACGGCTCGCTCACCCGTTATGCCCAGGGCGGCAAACTGCGGAGTCAACTGAGGCAGCCATTTAGCCATGTCGGCCAGCTCGAACTGGCCTCGCTTACCGGCGTAGGCCAGCATGTTCATGGAGCGCTCAAGACCCGCAGCGCCGATGCCGAGGTTGTCATTCAGCGCGATGGCCACAGACCCCAAATCATCCATGCTGGCCCGCGTAGCAGTTGCCGTTTTTGCCATCACTGGCGCATAAGCAGCCAGCTCTTTTGCGCTGGATATGCCGCCAGCGATCAGCACTGCAGTACCTTTTGCCACTTCAGTCTGAGTCTGATTCCACCTCAGCGCAGCACCACGCATTACGCCGCCGAGACGCTCTTCCTCAGCAGCATCAAAGCCGCCGGTGATGGCGATGTCGTTGGTTTGATCCTTGAAGTCGATGGCGGTGCGCATGGATTGCACGACCGGCGCGCCCAGAACGGCAGCCGTACCAATCGTCTCCATGGCCTGCCCGCGCAACTCTCCACGTCGATTTTTTAGGGTTTCGCCGCGTGCAATGCTGGTGTTGAGCTGCTCCTGCTTGATCTTCAGTTGATCAAGGGTGCGACCCACTTGCGTGTACTGGTTGCGCAGGCGCTCGATACCGGTACCGCCGCGCGCGAGTGACGCGGCGAGCTCCGTACCAATGAGTTTTTGTCGGGCGGTCAGGCTGTCAGTTGCTCGCCCGAGCTGCTGGACGGTGGAGCGTGCAGATCCGAACGCGGACTGCAAACTGCCGGAAACAGCCGCGCCGATCCGGAGCCCGACAAGAACTTCATTCGCCATATTGATTACGCCTGGAGCGTGAAACTGTGCCAACCGAGCAGTAAGGCCCGGCTCCTGCGATGCCCCTCATTGCGAGCGCATCTTTTCTGCAGCTTCGATGCGTCTGTCGATCTCCCGACTGCACACATCAACCCAGCGCAGGTATTCCGGCATCTCCAGATTCGCTATCTCCGAGGGCTGCATCTTTAGCACCATCAGCAGCGCTTCGTCCCAAGAGTGCAGCCAGGTCTTCTCCATTAGCCATTCCCCGAAACACCTCGGTAACGGTTTTGGAGTCGGCGATATCCAGATCGTTAAGATCTTCGATGGTCATACCGGTCATTTTGGCGAGGAGAAAATCTTCAATCACGCCCTCGTCCTTGCTGTAGGACTGGGCCTTGCCGATGTCCTTACGCTTCAGCCGGATCACGGGCAGCGCGGTCAGGCGATCGCCCGCTGCGGTAGTGAAGGGAAACTTGAGAGGAATGCTAAGAGAGGCAGCCATCGATATTGCTCCAGGTGAAGTGGGAGTGCTCTGAAAGAGTCCAGAGGTTCGCACCTGGTGAGCGATTCGGCTTTTAATACGCTTTAAAGAGAAGCCCCGCACGGTGGCGGGGCTTCAGGGTTGCATCCATGCTGCCCCGTCCATGGGGCTGTGTCAGATCAGGCGCATCCAGCGCAACCGTTAAGCCTGGCCAATGTTCTTCCTGTACGTTGCCAGCTGATCTTCGCCATTTACCTTGAAAATGTTCGCCAGGTAATCCAGCAGCAGGACTTCATTCCCATCAAGCACCTGGCGCACATAAGTGGCCGAGAACGGTGATTCATACTTGGCCGGATCACGAGGCTTGTGGCTACCCAGTTTGTATTCCTTGAAGGTGATGGTCATCATCGTGACCAGCGGGATCTCCTTCACCAAGCCAGTGCTATCAAACACCTGCACGTTGGACCGGCACTGCAGCGCAACGCTTTTGAAAGGCGTTGCAAGCTTGGTGGCGGCGTCGCCGTACAGGCTGTTCCAGTTGATCTTGCCTTCCATCTTATCGAAGCCATCCGGCAGCTCGATCAAGCCGATCATGCCCAGCCCCTGGAAGTCGGACATCACCGCTTTCACGGAGCCAAGGTCGATTTCTTCGGCTTTGCCGAAAAAGCTGGCCCCGTCCAGATAGATGTTGGCATTGGAAATGCGGTGCGCACTGAAGCTCATTATGCTGCTCCCAGGTTGACCAGGTAATCGCCGGTGATTTCGGTTTCGAACGTGCCTCGCTCAAGCGGCAAAGGCACGGTCAGCTTGTAACTGAACAGCGCGTGGCCGAGCTGCAGTTCTGTCTGAGGGTTGCGGGCAGGGTCATACCAGCACTCCCCACCGATCAACGCCTGATCGCCAATCAACTTGCGAAACAGCAGATTGACGCTTTCGGTGATGCTGTCGATCAGCGAATCGGTGATCGGCATGTCAACGAATTGCAGTGAGCTGTAGCGGATCGATTCGTCGATGATGTCCTTGGTGCGACGAACGTTTTCGAAGTTGCGCATCTCCGTCACGGTTGGCCAGGCAGCAGTGCGGTTACCCCACAAGCGCAGCCCGGTACCGAAGGAGTTGAACACGGTGGTGATGCCGTTTTCGTTGAGCAAGTTGACTTCGCTGCTTGCGTCATCAACACGAGCGGTCAATGGCCGCTCCAGCCCGATCACGCCAATCAGCTCCTGATTGGAGCTGCTCCACCAGTAACCCTTGTCATTGTCGATCTTTGCCCGAAGAGCAGCAGCGCGGATCGACAAAGGCTCCAGGCGCTCACCGCTGGTGGCGGTGTCGAGCACTTTCACGTGGGGATAGCACAAGCGTACCCGGTCACTGCTGGTGTTGAAGTTGATCGCGCCTGCAGGCCCGCGACCGGCAATGCACTGCTGCACCGTGGTGCCGATCGGCGCATCGATGTAAGCGACCCCGCCAACCTGAGTGGCGGCAGCGATCAGCTCGACGCTGATCGAATTGAGCTGACTGAACCCTGGAGCAATGAAGATTTTCGCGAAGAAGCCCAGGGTGTTGTAGCTGTCCTGGAACGCTTTGAGCCCGCTTCGCTGACCTGCAATGTTGACCGCGCCGACGATATCGGCAGGCGTGACCTTGCTCGGATCTGCATGGGTGTAGTCGGCGAGGACCGAACCGTTTACCGGGATGGCGCCAGCGGCCAATCGGGTGACCTTGCCAGTCAGCATATCGACGGTGTAATCGACGCCGAGTGCGTAGGCAGCGCCATTGCCCGTAGCCGGTTTTAGCGCCAGCAGCTGCAGTGCGCCATGACCCAATCGCAACAGTTCGTTGTCGCCAAAGGAGCGGGCCTGGCCCAAAACGTTGGTGCGATGGATCAACGGATCCAGAACATTCACCACCAGCACAGTGCCTGCGCCGAAGTCGTAGATGCTCGACAACGCCTTGGGGATACTGAAGCCGTCCAGATCATCAGGACCAAACTGAGCGCCGTCGGTCTCGTTCAGCGACAGCGTGACCGCATTCACCGCCCCGACCGGTGCGGTACCGAGTAGCGCAATGACTGCCGACTTCACAATGCGGATGGGTCGCGCCCCTCGGGAGATCTCAAGGGTTTCAATACCGTGCAAATAGTTAGCAGCCATCAGGCTTTTGCTCCTTTCTTGTCTTGCGCAGTTGGCGCATCGACCACAGCGCTTTCGGCAGCATCGCCTGGAAGCAACTCTAGGTGTTTGAGGACGAGCAGTACCTGAACATACTCATGACCTTCAGGTAGCTCGACAGGCTTGCCAGGGATCAGCTGTACTTCGAGCAGCTCGGCAGGCTTGCCGGATTCAGCCACTAAGCGAAGCGTCGCCGCGCTCTGCGGGCCTTTGTACAAATAGCGGGTCAGTTTCACGGGAGATCCTCGAAACGGGTCTGAGTCAGGGGATACCCGGTTTCGGGCTCCATGATTTGCAACTGGGTTGCACGGGTGGAAATGTCGAGGCTGTATTGCCAAATGCCCTGGACCTGGCCGATGAACGCTTCAGCGACTGGACGGCAGGCCACATCACAGTGCGGTGCCCTCCAGCCAGCCAGCGCGCCACGAGCTCGATCTAGGTAGCTAATCACCCCGTCCTTGCCGTTCAACTGCCGGAACACAAAGGTCAAGCGCAGCACGATCTTGCGGGCCTGAAACATGGCATCGGTCGATTCGGAGTCGTCGAACGATGACTTGCCGAAGGCCACTAATACTGCGCCGCGAGAATGGTTAAGCCGGTATTGAGCCGGGCTTTCCGGGAACAGCTCGACCATCAGCTCTTTATCGAAGTGCGCTTTCAGGCGCTCGACGATGGCAATCATCAGTTGCTCGGTCTGGGTCTTTGGCTGAATCAACGGCTGACTCATTGGTAGCCCTTCCATAAATCATTGCCAAACTGCTGGCGACGGGAGCGGACCCGGATTTCGCCGGGCTCGGGAGCCGCCTTGCCTGACGGCATGCCCAGGGTGACGACACCATCACGAATGCTTTCCAGCAGCTTGATGGTGTCCTTGCGGCTGTCCTTGACTGGATCCGGCAACGAGCCTTCTGGCCGACGCTGATACAGCCAGTGTCGTGCCAGATAGACCACGGCATCGCGCAGCACCGTGGGGACCGGATCGAGCGGCAAGGTGTAGCGCCCGCGCAGATAACCGTCGACCAGCTCTTCGGCCTGGCGCACGCCATCCTCGATCACGGACTCGTTCGGCTGCATGGCCGAGGGGTCATCGTTGGAGAGCTGAATCAGCGTCATCTCTGGGATGGCGCTGCCGATATCGGCGCGGGTGCAGTAGCGCATGGCCTAGAACGACAGTTCGACGAGGGCTTCAGGGAACAAGCACATGGCCAACGGGTTAGCCTGCGCTTCTACGTCCCAGCCTTTGCCCATCTTGCGTTCTTCACCCTTGCTGTAGAACGGCAAGCCCACGGTGTTGACCGTCTCGTTGTAGTTCGCCGGGGCGTTGAACATCTTGAAGACGCCTTTACCCACCGGGAATACCTGGGCGACGCTGGACGGAATGAAGCGCTGGCCGCTGACCGTTACGTCGTACTCGACAAACTCGATGCCACCGAAGGTGAAGCCCGAACGCAGATCACCGCCGATACGGTCTTGCGCCTCCTGGTAACCGGCGAACGCAGCCTTGACCTTCTCATGTTCGGTAAAGGCGTCGAACCAGTCGGGACCGCAGAAGGAGCGGAAGCCGGTGACCATGACACCACCGAGTTTCGATTCAGCATGCCGCTTGGCATCCAGGCAGGCCTTGCGAACGTTGGTGGTTGCCGTGCCGAGGGCGACTGTTACCTTCTTCTGTGCCACGCCAAACTCGCTGAACAGATCGAAGAGAACCGAGCCGTCTGCATTGAGCAACTTGCCGCGCAACGCACCCACACGCTGGAACTCGCGGGTGGACTCGATGCTGTTCTTCAGCTCCTGCAGGTGATCATTGATGATCGTTGCCTGGGGAACTGTGGCGGTTTCCTGGCCGAAGGATGCGATGCCCTGCAGCTGGCTTGGAAGCAGCGGACGAGACAGTGGCAAGTGCAGCGTTTCAAACGTACGACGGGCGCGCTTGCCAGCTTTCACGGCTGCCGGATCGGCATCGCGGGAGGTATTAGGCACCAGCACCAGGCGGCCTTCGTACTCGTCGATGACTACCGATGTGGTGGTGACGCCTTTCTCTTCGAAGATGCCCATCGCACCGACTTTGCTCGGGATGACAGGAAGTTTGTTGATGGATGCGCTAAGGCTTGCAACGGTGAAGAGGTCTTGAAGATTCATGTACAACTCCTATCAGAGCGCCGCACGAGCGACGATGCCCAGGGCGTTAAGTTCGTCCAGGGCGGTGGCTTTCTGGGCATCGGTGATACCGGCAGGCCATTGCAGTTCTACCAACTCGACCACCGCACCCCGAGCGATGACCACGCCAGGCGTATCAGCGGCGGTGGCATCCACGCTCTCACCGAGAACAGCTGCGGCCTTTTTGGCTGCGCCTGTGCCCGCCAGATCGAGCGCCTGGTGCTTGCCGCTAACCTTCGCCAGAACGGTGCCCAGCGGGTAAACAGCACCCATCGCGAGCAGCGCTTTTTCCTTGGTCCAGCCGGGAGCGGCTTCAACCAGGAGTAAATCACCCAGCGTTTTGGGTGGTGTGTAAGTAGGCATGGAGCCTCCTATCGTTTCGAACGGGCTTCGGCGTCAGCCACAAGCGGGTTAATGGATTTGTCCTGGGTCTTGCCAGCGCGGTGCTTGGAGGCCTGCTCGCTGAAGCTGACAGCACCGGTCAGCTCCTTGAACACGGACTTCAAGCCTTCGCTGAGCGGCTGGCGGTCGTCGGCCTCGCCAAACTCCAGAGGTTTATCGCTCTTGTCGCCGGTCTCGGCGTAGTCCAGCGCAGCGACCACAGCAGCCACGTGGGCAGGCTTCATGCCGCTGGCCACCAGATGCTCGGCGAATTCTGTGTGGCCGGTATGGATCGCTTCCTGGGTCGCGGCTTTGTCGGCCTTGTCGCGGCGGGCGATCTGGGCTTTAAGACGCTCGTTGTCCGCCGTCAATACGGCCTGTTCTTCCTCGGTCACGGGGTTTACCTCAGTGGTGGGTTTGGGTTCTGAATAGGAAGGGCCTGCATTCAGGTCATTGCGGCGCGCCTGCTCGGCAAGGCTGTCGATCTCCCAGGACGGAGCCACCTTGTCGGCAGTTTCAGCGCCGAACTGGCCGATCAGGAACTCGCGGAATTTGCGCCACAAGCCCGAGCTGATCTCGTGGCCGTAGTCGCCGAACTCGACGACACCTTCATCGGTGCCAGCCAGATCGATGGAGCGCAGCCCCTTGATCGAAGGCGGCTGGGCTCCGAGAAAGCCGACGTGGCGCAGGTAGTACACGCCAGGCACTGGGTTGCTCGGTGAGTCGGGGTGATAGAACGAGGCTGAGATCTTCTTGTAGCTGCCTTTGCCGATCAGCTCGGCGAACGCCGGGTCGACCTGCTGCGGCACGGCGATCAAGCCTTCAGCTGTTGCCTGAAGAGACTCCACCCAGCCCATTGCCGGGTCATCGTGCTTGGGATGGCCAATCACCAATGGCGCTTCGTGCAATGCCGGTGAGTAAGCACTCACCGTGGCGGCCAGATCACTTTCGCTGAAGTTGAAGCTGGCACCGCTCATGGCGGTATGGGTACCCGGCTTGAAAATATGGAGTGGCTTCATGGCTATTGGCATGCGCTTGATGGGGTAAGCACACAGCCTGATGCAATGGACTGCCAGAGACTTTTAATCGGCTTTAAAGAGTTGTCGCGAGGGAATGTGATGAAGTGGCCGGGATATGCACCCGATCAACAGGGGCAAAGGACGGCAGCGGGGATTTATAAAGCATATACAGCGGACTTCGGGGGTGTGGCGTGATGAACCGGGGCGCTGAACGCCCCTAATCGCCTCCTGCGGCCTTACACGCGGGCCGCTTTTCCCAGGTGCATCATCGCCAGATCAAGGATTGCTTCCTCGGCTTCGGGCTGCACGACACCCTCAGCGTCCATCGGCAGGTAAGGTCGAGCGGGAATATCGCCCCAGAGATGAGGGAACTCCGCCTTGGTACCGCCGAAATGCATCATGGCCGCATAGGGCTTGTTACTGCCAACCACGGCTGAGCTATCGGTGGCATAGGTGGAGATGGATGCTGCCAAGCCAGCGGAACTGACCTGCAGCATTTGACCTGGCCACGTCCCATCCTTTTCGCGCTGGCCGATACGCACGTCAGACAAATCGGTCCAGTCTGGACGGCCTTGCTCCTCCAGATTCTCTTCGGTGATGCTGCCCAGCTCTGCGGCGACTGATCGCATCAAAGGCGCGAGATCGCCTACAGCCCATTCAACCTTGCGCAGCACATCTTGCAAGCGCTGCTGATCCAGCTCGACGGTGAACATGTCATTGCTCCTGCGGGGCGGAGGCTGCCTGTTTGCGCTTGAGCGCCTCGGCCAGACCTGCACCTGGTGCGTGATTGAAACCCGGATCGGTACTGAAAACCGCGACCCGACCTTCGCTATCGGTGGTGCGCAAGGATGTCACCTGGGCGGTGCGGATCTCGCCGGTACGCTTGTCCGCGCCGATTTCAACCGTTCGTGTTTGCATGCGACCCTCGCTGCTGTCGACCGTAAATCCACGACGCGTCAGGGCGGCCTCAGTCAGCGATGTGATTCGGCAGCGGCAGCTGAACCCGTTGGGCGGATAGATCGATGACCACACAGGATCATCATGGCGATAGACCTTGCCACTCAGTGCGCGATGGCTGGGCCGCGTCATGCCATCCAGGATCGCGACATAACGCCAGTAAGGGTGCGTATCTGCCGTCTCTTCCATGCTGGCCTTGCGACCAGCCATATAGGCGCTCTGCAGGTTGGTCTGGTAGATCGTCTTCAGGCGGCGCGGACTGCCTAGCTGCACCATCTCCGCGCCGCCGCTGCTATCGACGATGACCTGCTTGCCCCACCAGCCCTGCGTTTCCAGGACAGGCTGCAACGCTTTGGTGAACTGCTTGAGGGTCTGGCCATCTTGCAACGCAGTTTCCAGTGCGCCGCGAATATCCGACAGCAGATCCAGGCGCATGGCTTTGGCAACAGTGAAGGCTTGGTCGTGCGCCTGGTCGAGCATCTCCTGCCAGTTCCAGGTAATCGCATAACCCTTCGATTTCATGTACTCGACCGCATTCTCCGGCTCCAGGCCAAAGATGGCTTTGAGATCGGCAGGCGATGGCATCTTCGGTGAGGTGGCCATGTCAGTCTTCCCGATCAGCAGCGGCCGTCAATCGGCCCCACATGTCTGCCATGAACATTAGCTTGGTGAGAGTCTGCTGCAGCGCCACGTCGTCCATCTGAGGATAGGCTTCAGCCAGTAAGCCCAGGGCCTCGGTTTCAGTTCGGCCTTGCTGCAAGGCTTCGATCAACGGGGCGATCGCTTTTTCGGCTTGCTCCTGCAGCAGTTGCGCGGGCAATGCATCAATCACCTGGTCAAGCGCGACCTGGTCGAGAATGGGCTTGAGCGTGGCCTCGGCAAACTCTGCCGTGGGTGCGGTGGCCACCTCCGGCGCAGCGAGGTCTCCTTCCTGCAGGTTGTAGGTACGCATCCAGTAAGCCGGGGTGAACCTGACGCCTGCGTCGGTGAGGTTCTTATCACGCTCAGCCAGCGTTTTATCGATCTCGTCCTGCTCCCACAGGTCGTACAGGGGAGCGGCCACGGATTCGCCAAAATTGAGATCCACGATCCGGCGAATAACGCCATTGAGCGCAGCTGCCACGATGCCCGCATCACCGTCGCGAATGTCGTTGGTAACTTCGGCACCGGCCGTCGCGCTGGCGCGGTTGCTTTCCTTCTCGGTGGTCTGGTTTTGTCCGAGCATGGCCACGTTGATTTCACTGCGGCAGTACTCCAGCAGCTCGCGGTACACGTCGGCACTGTCGGCCTTGCCTGCAGCCTCAACGATGGACACGCTGGAATCATCCGGGATCGCGGCAACCGCGTCCTGGACCATGGCCTCTAGGCTGTCGAGCAGCAGATCGGTTTCCTCATTGGTCGCGCCACGTGGATGTTTACCGATCACCCATGGGCTGCCGTATTTCTCGGTGAACTGCACCCAGAACTTCAAGCCGCCCTTCATGAACACGGCAGGCCAAAAGCACATGGACAGGTCGGGGAAGCCGTAAGGGTTCGCGTAAGTCGCATCCTGGCGGGCCACGACGAAGCGCATCGGGTCGCACAGCTCGCCGTCCTGGCCAGCCTCTTTGGAGCGAAAGCGCAGCGCGTTGTCCTGATCGTAGAAAAACCACTCGGCCGGTTTGCCCAGCACATCCTCTGGCACGGTGAACAAACCGACTGGCTGCCACATCAACTCGACAGGCTGGTACCCGAACAGCGGCGCATCGAGCAGCTCGCGAATGATCCGGTCCAGATCCAGGTCGGTGAGCCAGTCACGGATGAAACGGTCGACCTTGGTCGGCGCATTGGCACGTTTCAGGTCGCGCTCCAAGGCCAGCACAGCAGACTTACGTCGACGGACGTTACCGCCGACCAGGGCGGCGCTACGCAGGTCGCGATACACGGTGATGTCTTTGCCCTGGGCCTTGAGGATCGGGTCAGGGTTCGGCAGGTTGACGCCGCCCATGCTGCCCGCATCGATGCGACCGCGTGTGGCGATGTGATTGGTGAGACTGGACGACCGCTTCGCTTCGGAGAAGCGTACAAACTCGGTGGGGCTGACCCACACACCTTGGTTTTTCATGCGTACCCCTGGGTAATTTTCCGGCCCTGACGGGGGCTGCGAGATTTGACGCTCACCGGCCCGGAGGTCACTTCAAGCGTGGCGAAGTTGGCGAGCGAACCAGCACCTGCAAAGTCGCCGTGGCGGTACAAGTCAGGGTCTTTAAGGTCTTGCGAGCGGGCTTTGACGATCATAGGAATGCCGTCCACGGTTTCGATGGAGCGTATGTCCTGGTGCAGTGAGTCGTCCTTGGGCATCGTTATCGTGGCGTCTTCGAACAGCTGCACGAATTTCGGCATCCATGCGCCGTACCAGGCCCGACTGATCTTCACCTGGTGAATTCGGTTACGGCCAAATTCATCAGCGGTATCTTCGGCGAGGGTTTCGCCACTGCCGGTGGCATCCAGTGCGGCACCCACGAACTGGGGAAGACGCCGCAAAATGTAGAACAGGATCTGCTGCTGCTGGCGGGTCGGCACCTTGTGCATCTCGACTACGAAAGGCACGTCGCGGTGGCGTGCGTGATCTACCGACATTGGGCAGATGATCGAAAAGTCACGGTGGCGGGCATAGTCCATGCCCAGAAAATGGCGCAGCGAGCCATTCAGCGTTGTGATCAAAGGAGCCAGATAGCGCTCAATCCAGTCGTCAACGTAGGCTTCGCGACGATAAACAGGCTGCAGCGTGAAGTCGTCATCGAGCGCCAGCCGCAGCACGGTGCGGTCAGGACGCATGGCTTCCTCGATCCAGACACCAGGGATACAGACGCCATTGCCATCACGCGGGATCGCGTCAAGCTCCTCACGCATTTGCGCCTTGCGCGGCCCGTAGGCATTGCGGATTTTCTTGTACCAGGCTTCTTTGCCTTCCGGCGTTGGAGCCTCACCCGTCATGAAGCAGACGCGCTCATACAGCCCATTGGCAACGGCATCGTCGAACGTCGCCCGATAGACCTTGGCAGTGTCGCCGTAGCGGTTGTCACGGATGTCATTGGCCATCTGATTGAAGGCGTTGGACTTGCCGTTGTGGGTGCTGATGATGACGATACAGCCGCCCCAGATCAGCAATGCGGTCGCGGCGTCGAGCACGGCGGACACATCTCGGTGAAAGGCCGCTTCATCGATAATGACCTTGCCCTGCAAGCCGCGCAGGCTGGCTGGGTTACTGGACAAGGCGACGATCTTGAAGCCTGAGGCGAAGCGAATCCGGTAGGCGTTGATCTGGCGCGTGCTACCGCTGATGTCCTGATCTTCGAAGAGAAACTCCTCGATCGCACTGACCCCGGACGCCTGAGCCTCGGCCATCACCCGGCTGAACTTGGCGCAATAGCCAATGAACTCAAGACCCTTTTCCTTGGTGTCGCCGATGTAAAAGCCATCCATACCCCCGGCGCTTTTCTGCGATGCGGCGGTGATGACCGTGTCGAGGGCTTCGGCGAAGGTGATGCCGGTGCGTCGGCCTTTCTCGCACAGCTTGATCTGCGCCCGGATACCCAGCCACTCGGCTTGGTGAGCCATCAGAACACCGTCACCCAGCGGGTCGTACCCTTCGGGAATGAGCCGAACGCTTTCTGGCAGCTCGTCCCATTCGATGACGCGCAAAGTGCTGGAGGACGGCTTGATTACTGAGGCGCTCATCGAACCCCCAGAAACTTCTGACGCCAGAACAGTGCCTGCTCTTCGGTCATGCCCTTGGCCTTGACCGTGTTGTCCAGCTCGGCGGCTTGCTCCTGGAGGATCCGCTCACGAGTTGCTTTCTCGATGGTCTGGCGCTCCTTGACGCTCATAGTCCGCGCTTCCATGGTGGCCTTGGCGGCACGCGCCAGGGCCGTCACTTCGGCGATGGTCACGTCATCCTTCTCATGCGCGCCCATGGCCGCCTGATAGGTCAGCGTCGAGATCGCCTCGACCAGCAGCACGCCGGTCTTGTCCGAAGCGTCCTCACCAAAGGCGCCCACGAACGCCTCCGCCATTTCGCGCTGCTGGCGCGCCTTCTGCGTCAGCTCCTCGAACCCCTGCCTGAAACGTCCCAGGGCGCTCCGGCTCGGGGCTTTTTCATTGGGAAAGCGGGCCCGAATATCATCGAGCATGTCATCCAGGGTGAGGCGGTCTTCGCGCAGCAGCTTCTGGATGTAGCTCTTGACCATTGGCTGCAGGCGATCGATTGAGGACTTGCCAGCCATGGGTCAGGCCCCCGGCCGTTTGATGCCTGGAACGCGGGCACGCCCTGCAGCAATGTCCTGGCCGCGCTCAGTCAGGGTTGCCACGACCACCGGACCCACATCGGAAAGCGTCAGTGCTCCCTGTTCGGCCAACCAGTGCAGCTCGGTCTTGACCTGGTCACGACTGAGCGTGTGACCGTAGTCGTCCAGGGCCATGGTCAAGACGGAGCTGTTAGCCCGATAGGCCGTCATTTCGACCAGCAGGCGCAGTACTACCAGACGGATGTCATGGCGAAGAAACTCGGAATAGGCTGTCATTTTTTATCTCGCAGCAGGTAATCGTTAATCCGGTCCAGCGATCGGGACAAAGGGGCCAGAGCATCCTTGACCCCCGTCAGTTCGGATCGCATGGCTTTCATGTCGCCGAGTAGATCGGTCACTGCCGAATGGTCTGGCAAGTGCCGAACGTGCTCCTCAAGAGCGATGATGCGGGTGCGCAAGACCATCATTTCCTGAGCACTGGCGGCCTGGCGGTTGGTGAACCAGGTGTAAACCCCCAGCACGGCCATAACGACCCACTGAACGGTCTTGAGGCTGAAGCTGGCTTCGTCAAAGTTCATCACATGCCTCACTCAACAGTTGCAGGGTGCAAACGCATTCAGCGCAATGCTCGGTGCCAGGCTCTGCCTGACGCCGATCCTCCGGGATCGCATCGCCGCATTCCTCGCAACGATACCCGGAGCTGCCCGATCGGTGCTGCAGCGCATTGCGCCGGACGTGCTGTATCGCCTCAGCTTCGTCGGTGTCATCCGTGACAGGTTCTACAAAATCCATGCAGGGTCAGTCCTTTTGCAGGTCGAGCAGCGAGTTGAGTTGAGCCAGGTTGTCTCGGGCCCAGCGCCCGTAGTCCTGGGCATGAGCAAGAATGTCTGCGGGGGTAACGCCACTTTCCAGTAATTCGGTGTCAGTGCCGGGGGTGGCGCTGGCCGCTTTTGCAGGAGCACTGGTAGCGGTAGTCGAACTGGCGGCGGGCACACCAAGGGCGGCGTTGTAGTCGCGCAGCCAGCCAGCAGTGAACACGCAATGAGGGATAGGCTGAGGAGCCGCCTCCACTGATGTTTTGTATTGAGTGGTGACATGGGGGATTCGCTCCTGCAGCTGCTTCACGTCGTCGGCGTGCATGCCGAATTGTTGGAATAGGGATTCCTCGGCAGCCTGGGCGCGAGTGACCTGGCGCAACAGATCGCTCTGGGTTTGAGTTGCAGCCTGCAGGGCGGCCTGCGCGTACTTGGTTTCCAGCTGACTGAACTTAGCTGCGCCTTCCGCTTCCGCTTTTTTGTAGCCGTCAGTCCACCTCGATTGGCCGTACAGGTTCACAAGCACCACGACGACAATGACCAGGGCAATCTTCCAACGCTCCAGCAACCATTTCAAAGCGGCTTCAAGGGCGACCATGGCTGTCTCCCTGCCAGAATCGAGCCTTCCGTGCGCGGCGCTTGGCACCCGCTGTCCCGGTTTTGGCGAGACGGTATTGAGGGATTGGTGAGTGGTGTCCCCATGGCCCCGGCGCGGCAATACCAGGTGAGGCAAATGGCCTTCCGGCACTGGCAAGCGGGCAGACCTCTCGGCAAGGGGCAGGCGGGCAGACCTCTCGGCAAGGGGCAGGAATGACGAGCGCGACGCATGACCGTGCCAGCTCGACACACGACCGCGCCAGCATCCCTAAAGCGACTCCCATCAAGAGTATGCGCATTAAGCGAACCACTGATCTGGGCCTTGCTTGACCAGGCGCACGACGAAAAGCAGCAAAGCCAGGAGGCTGTTGGCAGTCGCGTATGCATCGGGCGAAAGCTGGGCCTGCCACATGGGCAGCAGCGTTACCTGGGAGAAGCCGAAGAAGGCGATCAGCACCCCCAGCTGGACGCTGTACAGGCGATAGCAGCGCTTCCACTCAGGGATGAGTTTCATGCTGGAGCACCCGCCTGCCGACCGTGCTGCGCGCCCCGAACAATCCCCGCTAGCTGCAGGCCATCGGAGATGATTGGGTAGCCATACCACAGCCCCTCAGGTAACGGACCTGGGCCATTTTCATGACGGATGATCGCCACAACCAGGTCGCGCATCGTTTCGAAGTTGTACACATCGACGACGGCATCGTCGGGGCCGATCCCCAGCACGCGGGAAACGGTGGCCACATAGGCCTTGGTATCGTTTTCGTTAGGCGGAGCCCAGCGTTCGATGATCTCGCGAACAGTGTCGATCTGACTGCCGTCACCAGCGCGCCGCTTGTCCTGGTACGTGATAAGAACGCGGGCGAGCGCCCGAATACCCCAGCGCGGGCCATTGAATTGCACGAACGCAGAATCAGTCTGGACCTCGGCCTGACCCTGCCAGCGCACGCCTTGGGCGTGACGGATATTTCCGGGGTTGAAGTTGCGGATACCACGGGGGTTCTGGGGTCGCATACACGTCTCCTGCCGGGCACCCGTCGTGATTGCGGATGCCAGAAATACACACGCCGCCATGATCGGCGGCGCGGTGCAGGAGAGCTTTTAATCGTGTTTAAAGAGATTGCCAGGAGCAGTTGCTCTATGGAATAGAGAACAGATCAGGCTTTACAGTGCGACGGTTTCGGTAGCGCAAACACTTCTTTCGTTTCTGGATTCACGTCAAACACAGTTAAGCATTCTCGGCCGCCCCCTAGCTTTTCCCTAAGCTCTGCATCGCTCGCAGCTTCAGCCTTAGCAGATGCCACGGGATCAGCCGCTAGTAAGCAGTCAGCACGGTTCACCTGATAGCTATCAAACGCACTTTTTATTGACCCCGGTATTCTCTCGACGCCACCATTTTGAACCGAAGACAATTGGTTGCTCCACCAGCTGCGCGAATCAATACCAGCGGCAAAACACCTTCCAAGCGGCTCGAAAATAGAGCTACCAAACTTGCTTTCTCCGACCTTAACTAGTGCCGAAATATATTTGCTGTGAGCGCTGATGGCGGCCAGCTCTCCGCTTTGAAGTATAGAAACCCCATCTTTCATCGCTTTGTTGAGTGCATTCATTTGCTTATTGGCCTGCGCCAGAGACTCTGGGCTTGCCTTCGTGAGCTGCTCTGCATGAGCGGACTCAGGCTTTGAAACAGGAGCCTGAGACACTTTTTCTTGCTGTGCGGCGGTGATGATCGTGCGGTCAACCAAATCAGGCTGCGCTTGATCTTCGAGCGTTACCTCAGACCGCGCTGGCATGATGATGATCGCTACGGCAAAGACGATGAGCGCGACGAGATGCCCGCCCCCCAAAAGCTTCCATCGTCCAGGAACTACACCAGTTTTTTTGTTCCTGAATATCTGCGGCCTCAGAAGGCCGACATATGCCAGTAGCAAGAACAAACAGCCCAGTAACGCCAAAATCACTGCTGCAATACGCATGTCAATTCCTTTTTAGCCCATGAGTTCGGGGCAGTGAGGTTGATGTATGAATGATGGTTTGTACTACTAGGCCGGTTTGTCATCGGACGGCTTGCAATATCATAAAAGCGATGAAGCCTGCCAATGCTGAGAACCCCGCAACCCACCCTTGATACTCCGCAGGGAAGTATATTTTTAAAGAAAAACCTCCAAAAGCTATTGCTATGCTTGCCACACAAACGACGAGCAGTCGCAGCTCATTTCGCTTTTTCCTAAGCGCATCTTGCTCTTCTGCTTCAATCTGATCGTGGCGGTGATGGTCGTAATCACAGTGCATGCATAACTGCGTAAAACGCCACGTTGGTTTTTCACACTGCGGGCATACACGCTCACGATTACTTCCCTCTGGCGGAAGTTCTTTGCCCGGCTTTACTTCAAAGGTCTGACTACCAAGGTTGACGTTGTTATGGCTGCCCTTGATTTTTATTCTGATCTCATGATCCTTGCCATCACGGGGCAGGCTTTCAATTTCTTCCGCTACTCGCTCTGAGAGTTTTTGCACCAACTCATCGTCCCCACTCCGCATAACACTCCCGTTTTACATCAGCGGTTCACTACCAATTTAAGAATACGATCTACACGTGACTCATCAAAGTCCCGATCCTCGATAAGTGCGTTGTATACCTCGGCGGATATGGTCGCGAGCTTCTGTGCGGGCCAGCGCTTCCGTGCTTTCAGCGCAACCTCTTCTAGCATGCCGCAGATCCGCTCAAGCCTTGCCACGTCGATATGCGGCTGCCGCCCTGAAACCGCCGCCACACCAGCAGCTAATGGTGATGCGATCGGCTCTCCAGTAACCACGTAAAGAATATCCAGCCCCAGCTTTCCCCAAGCGGCCAACGCAGCAGCGTCAGGAGATCTTTCGCCTGTCTCGTAGCCGAAAAGCGTCTTTCTGCTAACCCCCGCAGCGCTCGCAAAATCCGTTTGATTCATTCCCAAACCTTCGCGCTGCTCACGCAGACGCACCCCGATGGGTATAAAACAACCCATAAACCACCTTGACTATGGGTAGAAAACTACCCAATATGACTAAACACCAATCAGCGCCGCACCAACGACTAACTGATTAGCAATCACAGCGCCCATAGGAACCCACCCATGAACGTCCCTTATCCGCCACCAAAAAACAAACCCTATACCGCAGACCGCGTTCGAGAGCTTTTCAATGCTGCGGGCGTATCAATTTCAAGCTGGGCCGAGGCAAACGGCTATACCCGGCACCAGGTGTACTGCGTCATCGGCGGCCAATACAAAGGCAATCGCGGCAAATGTCACGAAGTCGCCTTGAAGCTGGGCATGAAGCTTTCTGTCGAACAACTCGCGGCAATTGCAGCATGAACGGCACCTTACCCTACGAGTTCGGTTTCGACATGCACCGGTCCGTCACTGGTCACGGTTACGTTTTCCCGTCTTCACGTACCGAAAGTCAGCAAGCAATTGATCAGCCACTTCCTCAAGCGTCTGCACAACCGTTGCTCGATTCGGCACCTCAAGACGAAGCCGCTCACCAGCAATCCGAAGATCTGCCTGTAGCTTTTGCTCATCAAGCAAGCCGTTACGTTGAAGCGTTCCGGCCAGAATCATCACGCTGCGGGCAATGCCCTCAATGCGGCCAGCCAATTCATCAAATTCCTGCGTGGTCATTGTCATGACTCCGTTTGTCAATTTACCCCTAAACATTGCATCCAGTGCAAGCACTTTGCATAGGCGCAAACACGGACTTTGTTTGGAAGAGCTGTTTTTGGAGGCGTTCCAATGAGCAAACGTCGCTGGAAATTGATTCGTCCGACCTCTTTGCGCAACGCCATGGAGCTCTGCAAGGAGTACGCACGGGAAGTGCACAACAAGGGCATGCAACGTATCTCCGACGAGATGGGCGTCACTGATCACTGGACGGTTTACAAGTGGCTGCAAACGGCGCGCATGCCAGCCTGCATGATCCGCCCCTACGAACAGGCTTGCGGCTGCGACTACATCACCCGCTGGATCGCTGCCAGCGCTGGTCGCCTCACTATCGAAATCCCGTCGGGCCGCAAATGCGCAGCCGAAGACATGCAGGCTCTGCAAGAGCTGCTGAACACCGCAGCCGGAAAGCTGATGGCGTTCTACGCAAAAAACAGCGAAGCCGACGAGACCCTCTCAGCCATTCAGTCAGCAATGGAATCGCTGGCTTGGCACCGAGGCAACGTAAGCCAGAGCAGCAACCCACAGCTCGACTTTGGAGAGCAACCATGAGCGCAACGATCTCAGCGTCAGCGCGTGTTCTACGGGTTCTGAAGGCCTTAAAAGGCCACACCGTCACAGGGCTCAGCAACACGGAGCTTGCAAAGCTGACTGGCGACAGCCCGAGCAATATTACCCGCGCCATGCAAACCCTTATTGAAGAAGGGCTCGCGATGAAGCTCGACAACGGACGGTTTGCACACTCGGTTGGAATGCTACAGATCGCCCAGGCTCACGCCGAGCACATGGCGCGACTGCAAGGCCGGATGCAGGAAATTAACCAGCGCATTGCTGCTGGCTCGACGAACTAAGGGGAACACCATGGCGCGTACAAAACTGGAAGTTACACCTGAAATAGAACTTCCCGCACTGGACGGCGAAGCGCTTGCTGCAAATCAGAATTTGATGGCGACGGTGCTGGGCTCACACAGCGAGGAGCGAGACCTGGTGAATCAACTGCTCGGCCAGGCACAAATGGCTGAGTCATTCGCCAAATTTTCGCTGACGGTCAGCACTTCTAAACTGGCGTTCGTCAAAGAAAACAAGCTTTACCGAGGCCTAAGCGGGAAAAAAACCGCTGACGGTCAGCAGTTTTCGGGGACTTGGGACGAGTTCTGTTCGCTCCTAGGGCGATCCCGCCAGCAGGTCGATGAAGACATTGCCAACCTTAGATCGCTTGGCGAAGAAGCACTTGAATCCATGTCCCGCATGGGCATCGGCTACCGCGAAATGCGCCAGTATCGCCGCCTGCCGGAAGATCACCAGGCAGCACTGATCGAGGTTGCGAAAACCGGCGACAAGGAGGCGTTCATTGATCTGGCCGAGGAGATCATCGCCAAGCACGCCAAGGAAAAAGAAGCGCTGACCCTGCGCCTCGACGAAGTGAACGCGGACTACGACGCCCAGGGCGAAGTTATGGCGGCGAAAACCATGGAACTGGATAAAACCAAGATCGAGCTGGAGAAAGTCCGGGGCCACATTCAGAAGCTGGCCCCGAACGAAGTCACCGAGATGATTCGGCAGGAAGCGGGCAGACAAGCCTTTGCCGTCGAATCCAGCATCCTTGGCGAGCTACGTGAAGCCCTCACAGAGCTTTCGAAGCATGCCGAAGAAACCGGTGAAGACCAGCGCACATTCCAGGCTGGCTTGCTTCAGAACCTTGAGCTGACCCTCGCCGCCGTCCGCAGCGAGTTCTATCTGACCGACGCCCTAGTTAGTACACCCGTCTGGCTAAACACGGCCGAGGCTTAATCCATGACGCCGGTACAAATCCAGCTCTTGGCTCGAATTGCCCAACAGGCAGCCAATGCCCCGCATGGCCAGCGCACTGCGATCTACAAGGCAGGCGCAGTCGAGCTGGGCGTATCGATCCAGACCTTACAGCGCAAGTTGAAGGACACCTCCATGACCAAGCCACGCAAGCGCCGAAGCGATTCAGGCTGCAGCGCGCTGCCTCTGAACGAAGCGCAACTGATCTCGGCGGTTCTTCTGGAGTCGATCCGGGCCAACAACAAACAATTGTCGACTGTCGAGCGCGCAGTTGAGCGCCTGCGCAGCAACAACATGATCATCGCCGGGCGTCTGGACGAAAAAACAGGCGTATTCACAGAGCTTTCAACCGGCGCGATCACTCGCGCATTGCGCACTTATAAGTTGCATCCGGAACAGCTGCTGCACGACGCACCCTCGGTATCACTCGCCAGCAAGCATCCCAACCACGTCTGGCAGGTCGATGCATCCATTTCTACCCAGTATTACTTGGCAGATGATGGCGCACGGGCAATGAACCCTGCCGAGTTTTATGACGGCAAGCCCGCCAACCTGAAGAAGATCGAGCGCCAGCGTCTTTGGCGCTATGTCATCACCGACCACACCAGCGGCACGCTTTACCTGGAGTATGTGCTGGGCGCCGAATCTTCGGAAAACCTGTGCAACGTCTTGATCAATGCTATGCAAAAACGGCATGAGTCGGACCCGTTCCACGGTGTGCCCTGGATGCTGATGACCGACCCAGGCGCAGCGATGACAAGCGGCATTTTTCGCAACCTATGCCGCGCCATGTCCATCGAGCTGATCATCAATCAGGTAGGCAACGCCCGCGCCAAGGGTCAGGTTGAGCAGGCTCACAACCTGGTGGAGCGGGAATTCGAAAGCGCTTTGAAATTCCAGGCGGCCACCAGCCTGGAGCAGGTCAACGAGTGGGCAGGTGAGTGGATGCGTTATTACAACGCCACTGCTATCCACACCCGCACTCAGCGTACTCGATACGGCGTCTGGCAACTGATCAAGGCTGACCAGTTGCGCCTGGCACCGAGCGTAGCTGTCTGCCGCGAACTGGCGGTCAGCACCCCTGAGGAGCGCACGGTCACCACCATGCTGCGCATCTCGTTCCGTGGCGCTCAGTTCGATGTCAGCAACGTGCCAGGCGTGATGGTCGGCGAAAAAGTGTTGGTGACGCGTAACTGCTGGCGGGACAAGGACGCCGCCTTGGTACTGCGGATCGGCGAGGACGGCCGTGAGCGCTATCACGTCATCGAGCGTCTCGACGTGGACCAGTTTGGGTTTTCCGAGGCTTCCGCTTTGATTGGCGAAAGCTTCAAAAGCCACGCTCAGACTCCTGCTCAGCTATCGCGCAAGGTGCTTGAACAACTCGCCACCGGCACAACCAACGAGGAGGACGCGAAGGCTGCACGCAAGGCCAAGACCCTACCGTTTGGCGGCATGATCGATCCGCACAAGCATGTCACCGACACCGTTCTTCCTGCCTACATGCCGCGCCGTGGCACTTCGTTGAGCGTGAACGTGCCCACCGTTGACCATGCGCCACTCACGCATGTGGAGGCAGCCAAGCTTCTTCGCGCCCGATTGGGTTCTACGTGGTCAGGCGAAACCTTCTCCTGGCTGCAGAAACGATTCCCTGAAGGCGTGCCGCCTGAACAGCTCGACGCCATTGAGGCTGAGCTGAACCGACCAGCAGAGGTGATGCGTCAGCCGCTCAGCCTGGTGCGCTCTGCTGCTGGAGGCGAGTGATGTTGAAGCTAAAGCAAGTACTGAAAGGGCTTGGCCGACCTCAGTCGGCTCTGGCTGAGTCGCTGAAACTCAGCGCAGCCACCATCGCCCAGCTGATCAACCACGGTCAATGGCCTCGCAGCTTGGACAGTGCGGACTTGCAAGGGCGCATTCGAGCGTTCCTGGTCGAGTCAGGGGCCAACGATTCTGACATCGCCAACGCATTTGAAAAAGTGGACCCGCCGTACGTCAACACGGCAGGTCCGGCCCTAAATGAAGAGCCGTCCGGGGAGGACGAACCCATGCTACTACCAAAACAAACACTCAAGGCATCGACCCGCAAGGTATTTGGGATGTTCCGCGACCCCTTTGACGAGCTTCAGAGCGCCAAAGACATGTGGGTCAGCCCTGATATTCGCTATGTCCGCGAGGCCATGTACCAGGTCGCTCGGCATGGCGGCTTCTTGGCCATCGAAGGCGAATCAGGTGCGGGGAAAAGCACATTGCGCCGCGACCTGATCAACCGCATTCAGGAAAACAACGACCCGATAATCATCATTGAACCTTATGTGCTCGCGTCCGAAGACAATGACACCAAGGGTAAATCACTGAAGAGCACTCACATCGCTGAGTCAATGATGGCAGCAGTAGCGCCACTGGAAAGAGCGAAAAGCAGCCCGGAGGCGCGCTTCGCCCAGTTGCACCGCGTCCTGAAAGAGTCCCACGCCGCTGGTTATCGCCACTGCCTAGTCATCGAGGAGGCGCACAGCCTTCCGATCCCGACGCTCAAGCATCTCAAGCGCATCCTGGAGCTGGAGATCGGTTTTACCAAACTGGTCAGCATCATCATGATCGGCCAGCCGGAGCTGGGCGTAAAACTGAGCGAGCGCAACGCTGACGTGCGTGAAGTCGTGCAGCGCTGCGAGCGCGTGACATTGCCCGCGATCGAGGGCGGTCGTCTCGACGAGTTCCTGCGGTTCCGTTTTGAACGCGCAGGTAAAGACCTGCGCGAAATCATCGACGAAAGCGGCATCCAAGCCGTTGCTGCTCGACTGTCACAGACCGGGCGACGTGGGGGCCGCGATGAGTCGATCTCGCTTCTGCACCCGCTGGCCATCGGCAACTTGGTGATTGCCGCGATGAACCTTGCGGCCGAGCTGGGTGTGCCCGTCGTTAACGCCGACATCGTGAAGGGGGTCTGACATGACACATCTTTCCTTGGTGCCAGCCCGACCCAAGCCACGATTGAGCCTCTTGGCTCCCGAGTTTCAGCCCCTGCTTTCGACATTTAATGACCTGACCCGCGACATCCGCAACGCTGGTGTCGCGATCCAGGGGCTTCGCTTTCTCGACAACCGCATCGTGGTATCGATTGACGATATCGACGTCATTGCACGTCGCTTTGCGCACGAAATTCGCAGCCAGAGCAGCAAGACGCAGGATGGCGAGACGCGTCACTCGGTGAAGATTCGCGGGATCTACGTCACTTGGTTTTCCCTGGTGAAGGAGCAAGACCGGTGAGTGCCGATTATCAAACGTTCGTGGTGAAAAACCCGAAGTCCGTCGAACTGCAAACCCCGATCCATGGTGGCCAGGTGGTTGCCTGGGCTGATGGGCACGCACTGACCGCCATGGGCGAGCTCGAAGACTTCATTCGCAGCCTGTCCTATGGCGACATCGAAAACCCCGAACAGGCTGCGGTTGAGCTGATGGAGCGCATGAAATGGGCATAAGCACTCGGCAAGTCACCGACCAATACCTCCTGCTGCAGGGGCGTCAGTTCGCGCTCGACCTCGTCGAGTCTTTTGGGCAGCAACTTTACAGCCCTAAGGGGCTCTCGGACGCCGTCAAGCGTCTCGATGCCGCAGCAGCGAACAAGCCAGAGAGCTACGCACTGGGCATCAACAACATCGTCGATGTGCTCAACAACACCATTCGGGGCTTGCCCCAGCCATCACTGGTGAAAAGTCATGACTAAGACCAATTGGATCTTATTCGCCGCGTTTGTGGCCATGGTCGTGATCCAGGGGATTACCGCAGATCAGCGTGACCGCGCCAAAAGCGATGGTCGCGTTCTGGCCGGGCTCTACAACGGCGTACTGATCGGTCGGGGATGTGAGCCGAACTGGTCAACAGAGGACGCCTTATCGGACGAGATATCCAACCTAGCAAGCCCTCCGGGGATCCGCCCATGAAGGCCAATCAGTGCGGAACCATGGCAGAGCAGAAGCGCTTCACTCAAGGCTGGCTCACCGCGACCCAGCGACCCCAGTGCGGCAACTGCAAAAACGGCGAGCAGAAATTCAATAACCCCGACTCTGCGTTTGAGTCAGTTATTTACCGCTGCACCTTGGGCGATTTTGCCACCGGCAAGACCGCTATTTGCAATCAGTATGAGGTTAAACCCCGTGATTAACTCCCAGCAAACATCAGTACCGGCTGGCTTCTGGCAAGACGCCCAAGGCCGTATGGTTCCAGAAAGCCTGATCAAGCCGATTGATATCGAGCGTGACCGGCTGGTTCGCCAGCTGGTGGGCTCAGCCAACAAACTCAGTGGCGAGCTGGCCAACCTCAAAGCCGCCGCGTTCGGAGATATCGAGGCCTTTATCGAGCTTAGCGCTGAACAGTACGGCATTACACTTGGTGGAAAGAAGGGCAATGTCACCCTTTATAGCTTCGATGGTCGCTTCAAGATCCAGCGTTCGGTGCAGGAGTCGATTGCTTTCGACGAAAGGCTGCAGGCGGCACGCGCCTTGATCGACGAATGCCTGCGTGACTGGACGCAGGGAGCGCGTCCAGAGGTGGCCACACTCGCCAACGACGCATTCCGCACCGACTCCCAGGGCGAAATCCGCACCGCCCGCGTGCTTGCGCTGCGCCGCTTGGATATCAAGGACGAACGCTGGCAGCGGGCAATGCAGGCGATCGGCGAAGCGTGCCAGGTGGTCGGCTCGAAGTCCTATATCCGCGTGTACGAGCGGATCGGCGACTCGGACCAGTACCGTGCCATCAGCCTTGATATTGCGGGGGTGTGACATGGAAGAGAACCGCATTCTCGACAAGATCAAAAAGTGCTTGGCGATGGCCAAGTCCAAAACCAGCAACCCCCATGAGGCTGAGACTGCGCTGCGCCAAGCACGCCTGCTGATGGAGAGATACAACCTGGAGCAAGGTGATGTTCTAGCCAGCATGGCGTGCGAGGTTTCAATACTCGCGGGATCTGAAGGTCCGCCGCCTGCATGGCGGGTTCGACTGGTGCAGGTCGCCACGCTGGCCTTCGGCACCAAGGTGATCGTTACCACCGGCAGGTTCAGAGCCGCACGTTTTCTCCTGATCGGCTGCTCAGCTGCACCCGAGTTGACCGGTTACGCATATCAAGTGCTGGCCCGCCAGCTGCAAAAGGCGCGACGCGAGTACCTGGATACTCAGAAGCGCTGCAAGCGATCCACGAAAGTGGCTCGCGGCGATGCATTTGCGAACGCCTGGATCGATGCGGTGCTGATAAAAATCGATGAGTTTGCCGGTGTTGAAGACAATATCGCGGAGGCAATCGAGGCGTTTGTGAAGAAAAACCACCCAGAGCTGGAGAGCTTCGAAGTCAAGCGTCGAAAACTCAAGTCACGCGATGAGGTTGCCGCAGATGCTGGCTATCAAGCCGGTCAGTCTGCCCAGTTGCACCAGGCGGTGAATCACCGGCCTCGTGCCCGCCTGACTGCAGGAGTCTGAGATGCGCGTTCAATGCCCTTGCTGCGGCGAACAGTTCCCACTGGAAGCCGGGTTTCTCGATGACGAGGGTAAGCGTCTGGCTGCTCAGTTTGCCGATATCGAGCCGCGCCTGGGTCGAGCGATCCTTGGCTACTTGCGTTTGTTCAGCCCGGCTAAGCGTGGGCTGCGCACCACTCGGGCCATCAAGCTGGTTGAGGAGCTGATGACCGCCATCAACGCTGGGACGGTTACTCGCGATGCCAGGACCGCCGAGGCGAAACCGGCCAGTCCGGCTATGTGGACGGCTGGGATTGATCAAATGCTTGCCCAGCGGGAGCGGCTTAGCTTGCCGCTGGACAATCACCATTACTTGCGGGCCGTGGTGTTCGGCATTGCCAATGATCCTGCGCTTGCCGCCAAGGTGCATCAGTCGGACCCCAAGAAGGTCAGATCACGCATGACCGCGCAGCAGCTGCACCAGGAGCAAATTGGCAGGATCAACAGTGACGTGTTGCTGGGGATCCTGAGTAAAGAGGACGGTGAGGGCCGCATCGCAGCATTACTGGGAGCAGAAGCATGAAGACGGACGAACGCTTGAAGCTGATCAAGCTTATCCACGTGGCGCGACGTGAGCTGGGCATGGATCGCGACACATACGGCCTCATGCTCAAAAGCATGAAGGGATTGGGCGGCGCGACATCCACGGCCGATCTGAGCGTTCCAAACCTTAGGTTGGTTTTGGAACAGCTCAAATTGAAAGGCTTCAAGGTTCGTCCAAACAAAAAACCAGCGCGCACCTTGGCAGCTGACCCGCAAGCACAAAAGATCCGGTCGCTTTGGCTGGAGCTACACGAGATGGGTGTTGTTCGAGATCCGTCTGAAGCCGCATTGGCGAAGTATGTGATGACCATGGCCAAGGTGCAGGCACTGCAATGGCTGACAGTCCCGCAGGCGAGCCATGTAATTGAAACCTTGAAACAGTGGATGGGGAGAGTCCAGCAATGAGCACGATCCGAGCTAGTGACCTTTTGAGTGAGTCAGTCGCGCCGATTGCGAAGGTAATCCAGCAGACGCTGGGGGTTAACGCGGAGTTGGCAGAAGCAACGAGCATTGAGATTACGATGCTCTTCGCTCACCTCTGGGGCGGCCAGGTGGTCTACGTCCCCAAAGGCGTTTGCATCCAGGCATCTAAGCTGCATCAGAAGATCTTCGATGACTGGACTGGTCGCAACCACCACGAAGTGGCAACAAAGCACGGTGTGTCGGTCCAGCATGTTTACGCAGTAGTGAAGCGGATGCGCCTGGCAATTATTGCCAGAGACCAGCACGATCTATTCGCGCCGCCAGAGGAGGAAGAGCTGCCCTAGACCAGTAGGATTTGCACCCCGGCCAGCAGCATCTGGTCGGGCTCCCCAGAATTGCACCCCGCGCAACGTTATTGCAGCACCCATCCCACTCGCAACCACTATCTCTCGCTTTATCCCGCAATTATCTTAGTTTCCCCTGTAGATTTATCTCAGTCCTAAACATGATCGGCGATCTTATGCTGACAAAGGATGACATCATCACGGTGCGCGGTGATGTCCATGACCTGATTCATACAGATGGGGGGCTAATTGGTCCGGAGTCCGACGTGTCTTTGGCGCGCAGGATCCCGTTGGTGGTTGCCGACATCCATGTCGGTAAACACAAGCACGCCGGTAAAAGCCTTGCCGAACTGGGTCAGGTTATGCCTGGCGGCGTCACCGTCCAGGCCCTATTTCGTGCCGGCAACGAACTACCACTTGGACCCAAAATCGAGGTGCAGTTTAGCGACGTTTTACGCCTGACCGGCCCAGATGCGGCTATTAAGGTGATGGCCAAACAGTTGGGTGGTCAAGCCATCTTAGCGACGATGAAGTCTGAGGTCCTGTATCTTGCGCTTGCCATGCTGGCAGGTTACTTGGTGGGGATCGTCACAGTAACAATCTCGGGGATCCCTTTCTCTCTGGGAACATCGGCTGGGGTCATCATGGCTGGGGTGGGTGTCAGCTATTTCCGTAGCCGTAACCCTAATTTCGGCGGTCCCGTAAACGAAGGGGCGCGAAGTTTTCTGCAGGACTTCGGCCTGAATGCCTTTGTGGCTGTCCTTTCCGCAAACGTAGGGCCCAAGGTCATTTCCGCCCTGAGTGGGGATACGCTCCTGTGGCTTGCGCTGATAGGTGTCGCGGGAGCTCTTATACCGCCGCTCGTCGCCTTCTATGTCGGAATTAAGGTATTCGGCCTCAATGCAATCATTTCGGACGGCGCCTCGACAGGTGCGCGCAACAGCACGCCAAGCCTGAACGCAATCATGGAGGAATCGCAAAGTTCGGTCGCAGCTATTCCTTATCCCGTGAGCTATGCACTGACAACCGTCCTCGCCTTGATCGGCGGCTATTTCTCAATGATTTTGACATGATCGGCTCAAACTCATCTCCTCCCTCATTCACCCGGTGGCAGCAGGAAGGCCGGATCAGTTGACCATGACAGGCTCTGCTCTGCGCATGCCCGAAAAACGCTCTCGCAGACGAGTTGACGATCCAATTGGGCTGACGGTCGACGCCGATACGTCTGTTCGTTACCGCACAGACACAGTGGCGCCAGACGCATATATTTGTATTTGCTTACCTTGGGACAGCCTCCATCGAAACAGGCACCTTGTTGCGTAGGCAGCGGTTTTATACGGCGCTACGATCTACGGCTCGCTTAAAAAGGGAATGCTCTATGAGAACATCCATCACGCTCACACTTGCCCTGCTGTGGCCCGTCACCGCCTGGTCTCAACTCTCCAATAGCCCTATCCCTGACTTCACTGCCACTGCGCTCACTGGGGAAACAGTCAGCGCCGCCCAGTTGATCGGCCAGCCAACGATTCTGATCGTCACGCCGAGCACGGACGCCGCAAAGAGCACCCGCTTGTGGGCCGAAGCCCTGCGCAAGAACATCGACCAGACTCAGGTACGTATCAGGGACGTGCTCGCTATCGACCTGCCGTTCTTTATGAGCGAGGAAGATGCGATCGGCCGGGCCAGGGAAAAAATCCCGGTGCGCTACCACGACCAAACCTGGATCTTGAGCGAGTCGAGCCTTGAGGTCGCTTTGAACATCCCGCGCGACAGCGCCAAGGCATTCGTGTTCGTGCTCGACGCAAAGGGTGCTGTCATCGCGCGCGTCGAGGGCGAACCGGACGACGGGAAAATCATCGAGGTGGAAAAAGCGGTGCACTCGACCCAGTAG